CAAAGTCATCATATTTGTTACTGAATATCTGGTCTGTCCGCAGCCAAACCAACCCATCAACGGGCATCACATATTTGCGATTTCTTATTTCAGTTTTGATGTAGCTATCCAATACGGTCAGTGTTTGTGGCCCGATTATGCCATCGGTTTTCAGGGTTGCGCCCTTGCTGTTTAGGTATATTTGCAGATTTTTCATTGTAGTAATGTCTTGTCTTTGCTTTTTATTTCCTGAACAAATACCATTGCAGGCTTGCCGATGCGCTCCCACGCTTTCCGGGCATCCGCATCCGTGCGGTAAATAATCGGTTTAATCACCGCATTTAACTCGGCAGAGGGATGCCACGCACCATCCTTGCAAAAGTAAAATTCCTGTATTCCTTGCAGTTTAATCAGGGTAAACATAGAACAAATTTACTTTGCGATTGCGACCAATCCAAATATCACCGCAAGGCTTCGCCAGAAATTAGCCTTTTTACGCTGTTTTTTTACCTCGTTGGCACAATTGCTTAATAAATCTTTTTGAGTGGCTGTAATGGCTTCTAAATGCGAAATAACGCTATCTTGATAAATTACCACCTGACCCTGATTTGCAATGATTAGGCTGTCCTCAAAAATGATATCTTTCATCAGGGCATTTTCGGACAGCAAATTTGCGATGCCCGAAGTGTCACCGATGAGGTTTTCAACGGTCAGCGTATCGTGGAGGTAAATTCTCCTAATCTCGCGCAGGGTTTTTATCTTTACCGCCCGTGAATTTAACAAGGTCAGGTATTCAGCTTTGATGCTGTCAATCTCTGCCTTGTATTTATCCACCTTGCCTTGCATAGTGTCTATATTTTCCCGTGTTTGGATTGGTGTCTCACAAGCGCGAGTGCCAAGCATAAGCAGGCAAAAGCAAACAACAATGATAATTCCATACCTCATTCTTCAGCGAAAAAGTTAGTAACGAATTTACCAATCGCACCCAGCACACCACACAGTAACATCAACTTGGGGTGGTCAAGATTTAACCCGGCAACAAACAAAGATGCAGCAGCAATGCTGTCACCTAAAACACGGAAACGCTTGGGTGTTGGTTCAAAGTAATTCTTCAACTTCATCTTCCTTGCCCCACGTACGGTTTGCTGCTCTTGTGTTTGTTCGCTGACTTCGTATGTCTGCCCAACTTCCGTTTGCTTTTCGGTTTCCATTTTACAACCTCTTTACTTTTTGCCATTTTTGAAAAACTTATAAATGCCTATGCAAGACAGTACCAATGCTGCCGTAAATGACAAAAATTGAACAATCGGCAGTAACTCCGCTGCTGCGCCTGCCAACCACAAAACCCAACTACCCACTATTGTCTCGTTCAAATTTTTCACGGAAAGGGCGGTGTTATTACATTAAATTCAATCGGCTCGCCAAAAACAGGCAGCAAACTTTCATCATAAACGATATACCAAAATTGTGGTGTGTTCAATTCTGCGTAAGAGTATTCAACCCAATTTTGTGTAACATCATCAGGTGCAACAGGTATTCCATAAAAAGCATCACACACTTCACGTGCTGTTATTGCTTCGACCTCTGTATTATATTTATATCCAAGCATCAGTAAATTGTATAATAATTATTTACATCGATTTCAATGGCATCTAAATTTGCAGACAAATTATTTTGCCAAAAAATATATTCAGAAACTTTGCCGTTTAATGCAAAACCATTTCCATTTGAACTATCAAATCTTGTCCCAAATGCCATATAGCCATTAGAATTACCAGATATGGTGTGATTAGCATTTACGTTATTTACTCCATTAAAATAAACATTGATAGTTGTAGTTGTATTGACGGCACTAATTATATTCAAATTTCCTTGTATATTTGCATAATCACCAATAGAATTAACATTTACGGCATCTCGTGTTTGTTGTGTAAGCAAATTTGTGTTGGTATAATAAAAACCAAAACCTATGCTACCTGATAAAATACCAGTAGAGAAAATTGGTTGAAATACCCCAGTTGTGTCACGAGTACTTACGGCAAAGTGAGTGATATTATTTACGGCAAAACCTTTTGTTGTATTAAGCAAAAAATCATTGCTGCCGTCAAATCTTATGCTGGCTCTTGAATTTTCTGTGATTAAAGAACCTGATTGTATAATTTGCGGCTGAAAAGTTGCTGTTGCTTGTGTCACATTTCTGCCGTTACCACTCTGGTCATACCAAGTTGTTACAAATCCATTACCAGCACCAACAAATGTAGTCAATGCACTTTCATCTAAATTACCATTGACATCAAATCCAATATCCTGCTCGGTGTTATCAGATGACCTACGCACACGGATAGCACTACCCGTGTATAATGTACGCAATTTTCTTACGCTATAAGCCGCAGCAGCCGAACCATAAATATCAAGCAATGGAATTACACCGCCTGCCGATACATAACTTTGGACACCTATGCCGCGCCTTATCATACGTTGTAAGCTACGATGCTACCACTTGTCAGCGTGATGCTGCTGATGTACTTGCCCTCTTGTACGCTGATGAATGTGCCTTGTTTCAAGGTAACACCAGTCAAGCCAATTGAGGTCATAAGGCTTGCGCTATTCTCATCCAAGCAGGCAGAAACCACCGCATCTGCGTTAACTACAAAGCCCTGGAAACGGCCAGTGTTGGCTGATGTGTTGCTAATAACTTTGCAGCCCGTAAAGCCGCTGATAAATTCTAATGAAGTTGACATATTTTTATTCTATTGTTGGAAATGTTAGGTTATTATTTGGGGTGTCGCAATAATCACGGAGATTAGAGCAATGAAATTCAATGACACAAGCCACACCGCTCACGATGTCTGTTTGTGCGTCATAAAATGGAGTAATGCTGTCAGCTATTACCCAAGTTCCAGCGATGTTGCCACGATATACATAACGCAGCATTGAGTAAATATCCAGCATCACGGTGTGCATATCGGAGATGCGTTCCACAGCATCGGAAAAATCCTCACGGTGCCGGTCAGCAATAGCAACGGCAAAACGATAAATCACCTTATCAACGGTAACCTGCGAGCCGTCAGGAAAAATCCGCATCAACGGATAAAGCTGCTCACCGTTTGTGTTGATGTTTGGCTCAACATTAACGATTGTTGCCTTTATCTGCTTGTGATTTTGGCCTGCTTTGGTTAGTGCTGCTAATAGTTGGTTTATCGTGACCACTGAGATACTGCTTTAATTTGTTTTCGTTCTTTATTCTTACCTTGTTCATCTAAAAAAACCACGTAAAAATTTATATTCTTCATCTTCACCGAGCATAAAACCGCCAAAAATAGCTTGGTCTTGGGGGTTTATCACATCCAATCCGCTTGCCGGAGTCTTATATTCAGGGAAAAGTTCCATGTTTTCGCATAGATATAACCGCAATCTTTCACCATAATACTCGGCTTTTTGCTGATAACGTTGCTCAATCATGCGTAATTGGTCAACATCGATTGCATTTGCGTTCTCTGCACCACGTGTCGCAACCGATTTATTCATCATTTTAAACGTCATCGGAAGCATACTATCAGTCACAACGTAATGATACAGGCAAGGTGCGATGTATTTATTGACCAAAGTCAAGTAATCGCCTGCCAATCCAGCCCCGTTGATGTCATCGCACAGCTTGTCATATAGGGTTGAACCCAAAATATCGCGGATGTATATGTCCTGAGCGGTCCGCATTGCTGTTTGGAGCAGCTTGCTGTCCACGTTTTCATCGATTGGGGTGTTCTTTTTGACATCCTGCTCCGATATGAAATATGCAAATGTTGCCATTATGATTTTCTCCTTACTACTTTTTGCGCCCATTCGTGACGGCAGTGCGGAATATGCAATGGTGGCTCACTGTTTGGAACGGTGTACCATCCACCTCTGCGGAGCCATGCGTTGTAACCTACAATCGCACTGATTTGGTCGATTTCATCACGGGTGTATAGTTTTTTCTGGTCCATCATTTTGATGCAAAACTCACGCGACTTTCCACCGGGTTGCAGTTTAGGTGCATCTGGGCTTAAATCGTATTTGTATCTCACCTCTATTTTTGGCAATCCCTCATCTTGGATGTCTGCCCTACCAATATCGGTGATTTTGATTGCGTTGTTTGTCCAGTTCAGTTTGCCATCGGATTGCAGTTTTTTCAGTATCTCAATAACTTCCGGCTCATCCAATTTTACCGCATCAGCAATGTTTTTCACTGTGGCCTTTTCATCAGCGGTCACAACTGCAAGTACTTTTTTCTCTTTAGTATCAAGAGCAAAGAACATCGGCACATCTTCAAACTCATCAGCACTCATTCCGAACTTGGAAAACACCTCGATGTCGCTGTCTTTCCACAATTCGCATTCACATTTAACTTGCGATGAAAAAGTAACCGCCTGTGGTTGCGGTGTTGTAGGCAATCCGAGTGCGTTGCGTGTCTCTTCAAGCGTGGCAATGTTTGCCTGATATAAGGCAACAAAATCCAATCCCAAAAATTCGCTGTCTTTGGTGCTGATTTGGATGCCCGGGTAAACTACCTCAAGTGTGTTTTCAAGGCACGTTTCAATTTTGCTCTGCCTACGGTTGATGTAGCTTTTGTGCAACAACTCATAGGCCTGTATCATTTCATTGCGCTGACCGAGTGCGCCCTCTGTGGCATAGCCGAGCAGAATTTTCGGGAAGTTATGACCGACAAAGATTTCATCCTGCACCGTTTCGTTAAGCTGCAAAAACTGCTTGTCCATTTCACTCGGTTGCAAGTGGTTGATGGTGGCTTCCTTTTCGTTCATTTCATTGAACTGTATCAGCACACCGCCAGCGTTGTCGGTTCCCGTTGTTTTGGCTTTAAACTTGCGCTCAAATTCATAGGCTATTTCCTGCGATGGTTCGCCTTTGAACAACTGCACCAAAGTACCATTTGAAAAGCCGTTGCGTATATTGTTGTTGTGGAAATTTGCGATTTCCACATCAATTTCAATGTACTGCAAACAATGCTGATAAGGTGGTAGCGGATAAACACCCAAGCCCGGAGCGTATTCGCGGAAGTAAAACAACTGCACTTCCATCGGCTGCGCCTTTTTTGGGTTGAATGGCTGGTAATGCTTGATGTCTTCGGTCTTTGCCTTTTTCCAATCCTCTGCGAAACAATATCTTTCGTGGTCTAATGTCCGTACATTGCTGAAATCTATGTGATAAAGTGCTGCTAATTGGCCCAATTTGTTGTAATGCACCTCATAAGCAAAACCATTAAACAATTCGTAATCCAGAGCCAACTTGTTTTTAAACTCTTGCACACCCTCATAAGGGTTTACGTATTCGATTATTTTGACAGCGTTGGGGTTACCATCCACAATGGTCTCTTCACCTGCCACAAAACGTGCCTTTTGGCGTACAATAGCACCATGTTTTGGTGAACGGTTGTAAAATTCCAGCAAATGCTGTGGGAAATCGTTGCTTTCCCCGTAATACATGATGCCCTTATTCTTATTCTCTTTGAATACAGGCAACTTGCTTTCGGCAAAATTTATGCGTAATAGTTCAAAACTCATCCTACGTTGTGCTGTTTAATCGTTGTGTTGACTTCGTGGTCATTAAATGGAGTGTGGCTGGTAGAAACGTATGCAAGGCCTCTGTCGATTTCCTCATTTGCTAATAGATAATTTGTGTTAGTCGGGCTTGTTTGTGCGTACAAAGACCAATAATGCGTACCTACGGCCAATGTTTTGGCGGTGCTACTACCCTCTACAAATGAAAATAACTGATATCTGTTGGGTGATGTGCTGCTATCTGCCACAATAAATGCCTTTCTTTCCTGCGACATTTCACTCTCGAAAACGAGCAAATAATACACAGGAGAAATAGTCACTTTCTCTTTGCCCGTGATTATCAATTCAGGTGTGCCGCCTTTGGTGATGTATAACATCCTACCCATAAAAGTAGATAGTTTTGATGTTAAACAAAAAGGGCTACCGAATGGCAGCCCCCTTTGCATGAAACACTCAAATCAATTACGAACCAAGAGCCAGCGAAGATACAACAGCCGCTTGAACTTTCAAAGGTAAATCGGTTTCTTTGTGCAAGAAATTTAAAACGTGACCTTTGAAGTCACCAAACGCCTGACCGAAGTTAGTTTCGCTCTGCTGCAACTGAACACCATAGTCAGCACCCAGCAGCCAGTAGTCACCGCTTGCATCAAGGGCAATAGCCAACATACGGTTTTGAGCCAACAGCTTAATTTCATTGCGCTGAGCGGTGGTTACTTTGTGCAGACGAGCCACGAGGTCAGCCTCATAGAAAACAGTTCCGTTTTCAGTTGAGGGAATGGTACGCCAAGTCATGCTGGCAGTTTCTTTTTCAAGTTCGTACTTGAAGTAAGATTTGCCACCTGACAAGGTGTGAGCGGAAACTTCTCCGCTTGATTTAGTTAGGG